ATGTTTACGGACGAGATTTTAACAAAAATATTTGCGCATCCAGCAATTATGAAGCTGGACTTAAATACACAATCGGCGGTCGTTCACGCGATCGAAAACATTATGGACGAGGAGGAAAAGCAAAATGCAGATGAATCCGTATCAGATGCCACAGGTGAATAGTTATGCGCCACAGTATCAACAATATCAACAGGCGTATAACCCTATGCAGAACATTCAGAGATTCCAGCAACAGCAACAGCCGGAGCAGATTCAACAGGGAATATTCGGTAAAGTCGTGCAGTCACAAGATTCTATCGTTGCCAATGATGTTCCGATGAATGGAAGCGTTGCATTTTTCCCAAAGAGTGACTTGTCGGAGATTTACGCGAAGCAATGGAGCGCAGATGGAACAATCTCTACAATGGTTTTTAAACCGATTCAAAATGATAACCATAACAAGTTATCACAAGATACAGAAAAATTGAAAATAGGGCTATCAGACGAAGCCACAGAGATATTTAACAATCACTTTGACACATTGTTTTCGAAGATGGAAGAACTTGAAAAGAAAATTGACGAGAAATCTTTGACTAAGACTAATGCAAGAACAAAAGTTAGTCAAGATTAGTCTTAGTTTAGTCATATATTAGTCATAAAAAGTAATAGGATGGTGGTTTTATGATGAATCAAGGAATTATGCAGGCAATAAATAAATTAAAGGCAATCAAAAATCCGCAACAGGCGGCTATGCAAAGCCTTCAAAATGCGGCAAGTCAAGGAAACCAGATGGCAAGTAGCATTTTGCAAAATATTCAATCCGGCAATATGGCTGGAGTGGAGCAAACGCTTAATAACTTTATGGGCGAAAATGGAATCAGCATGAACGACATAAATCAAATGTTTAGATAAATCTAGTACATATTAGGGTTTTGTCCGGACAGAGTAAAAACCAAGGTTCCCTATTTGTAAATAAACAAATGGAGGTAAACTAATATGTTTAGTAACGGAGTAAGCCTTGCTGACATCGCGGCAGTAACAGGCAACAACAGAGACAATGATGGTATGTGGGGCAATGGCGCATGGTGGATTGTCATTCTTCTTATCTTCGGTTGGGGCGGTTTTGGCAACAACGGATGGGGAAATGGAAATGGAATGGGTTCTACATCCGCCGCTTATACAGACAGCGCAATTCAGCGCGGATTTGACAATCAGGCTGTTATCAGCAAACTTGATGGAATCACAAACGGTCTGTGCGATGGATTCTATGCTGTAAACAACAGTATGCTTACAGGTTTCAACGGAATCAACACCAATATCATGCAGACAGGCTATGGCATTCAGCAGGCAATCAACGCTGACACAATCGCAAATATGCAGAACACAAATGCATTGCAGGCACAGCTTGCAAACTGTTGCTGTGAAACTCGTGAAGCTATTCAGGGCGTAAACTACAATATGGCAACTAACACTTGTGCATTGCAGAACGCAATGAATAACAACACAAGAGATATTATCGACAGCCAGCAGGCAGGAACAAGAGCAATTCTTGACTACTTATGTGCAAAAGAAAATGCGGATTTGAGAGATAAGGTACAAAAGCTTGAACTTTCTGCTTCACAGGACAGACAGAATGCACTTCTGACTACTGCAATGACGGCACAGACACAGCAGATCGTCAATTCTGTAAATCCGACTGCAGTCCCGGCATATGTCGTTCCAAATCCAAATGCATACGCTTATGGATGCGGATGTAATCAGAGTTGTGGATGCTAAAGGTAGCAGCTAAAATTAGCAGCTAAAAGTAGCAGCTACGCAAAAATGAATAATTGAGTATCTTAATTGAGTTTAACTCGATTATGTCTGCTATGCAGTATTACTTATAAACCAAGGGCAGACTATAACGTTTGCCCTTTATTTTTGAAAGAGAGGTAAATAATTATGGCAGAATTTACAGGAATTGCATTACAAACTGTTGCAGCAGGAGAAGATGTCGCTTTGACAGAAACACCTGTATGTGGTAGCAAGTGCATTGTTCATAGACAGGGAAGTGGAATTGTCAAGTTGAGAGGAATTACAAACCAGTGCAGAGCAAGATTTCTTGCATCGTATTCCGGAAACATTCAGATTCCGACAGGCGGTACGGTTGGAGCTATTTCACTTGCGCTTGCGGTAGATGGCGAGCCTTTGCAATCAACAAGAATGGTTGTAACACCGGCAGCGGTTGAAAATTTATTTAATGTTTCGGCGCAAGCATATATCGACGTTCCTTGCGGATGTTGCAGTACGGTAGCGGTGCAAAATACATCTACACAGGCTATTGAGGTTCAGAACAGTAATTTAATTGTTGTTCGTGAAGCGTAGGAGGTGATCTGTATGCATGAGTTTGCAAAGAAAATTATGGAATGCGTAAAAACGAACGCTGAATCTATCGGTCTTGACAATTTCAGCGGTCAAAGCCTTGACGACTTAAAGGATTGGACGGAGATTGCAAAAAACATTGTCTGCTATGACAAAGACTACAAAATTGTGGAAGCAATGAAAAAGTCAGAAGATAATGAGGATATTATGCGTATGCTTGAACAGTACGAAGATTATCCGGAACGCAGATTCTACGATCACTATAGATATGCAGATGGAAGATTCGCACCGAAAGGACGTGGAACGTATCAGCGTGGGTATAGTGAGCCGTATTACCACATGACACCGGAAATGTATCGTGATATGGATAGAGATTCGCGTGGCAGAATGTATTACACGGAAACAAACATGAACGATGGTGGAACAAGTAATTCGCGCATGAGCGAGAGTAATTACGACCGCGCAAAACGTAATTACACGGAAACAAAAGAAATGCACCGCGCAAATACGCCACAGGACAAGGAAGCAAAGATGCGTGAGCTTGAAAAGTACATGAAGGAGCTTTCAGCAGACATTACAGATTTGATGTCCGGTATGTCACAGGAAGAAATGAACATGGCGAAGTCAAAACTTACGACACTTGTAAGCAAGATGTAATTTACACAACAGGCTATGGGTGTAACGCTCATAGCCTTATTTGAGGTATATAGAAATGGTATTCACAATAAATGGGGAAAATTGGATATTGCAATTTGTACGTCCGAATAGCGAAAAATTGTGCCGGTCTGATGGCGTATATACGTTGGGCGTTACCGACAATAATACCAAGAAGGTTAGCATTGCAAGAGGTATGTCTGATTATATGACAAACAAGGTGCTTTGCCATGAATTAGTTCATTGCTATTCGTTCTCTTATGATTGCCATATTGATATGCCGACAGAAGAGATAATCGCTGATTTTATGTCTCTTTATGGTAGAGATATTATATACCTTGCCGATAGTATTATGAGTAATTTTATGGAGAAAAGATATGGATAAGATAGATGAAATGCTTAAATATGTTCGCCGGACAAACCCGGAAATGACGCGTGATAAGTTGATAGAAGAGTTGGGAAAATGCGATTATTCTGCAAAATCTTTAATATTTGGATTTCAAAATGTGTCGGATGGGTCTGCGAGAATTTAATATCCCCCTATGTTATAGGAAATTGCCACGACCAAAGAAAAATAATTTTCAGAATTTTTTCAAAAAAATTTCGATTTTCTAAATTTTAGTCCAGCAGAATTTGAACGCCCCTATGTTTCCTAAATATTCCCACGACCATCAAAAAATTTTTTCACAGATTTTGGCCGGAAATTTCACGATTTCACAATTTCAATGCCTGTTTTTTGATCTCCACCTGTCGGCTGATCTTGGGCGATCTATTCCAAGGCCTGTCCGGGCTCGTGCTGATCGTTTGCGCTGATCTTTTGCGGATCGCTGGCATATTGCAAGAATTCCAGATATACCGCTGCGCCGGTTTGGGTGTCCTGATCTTCCGACATGCTCCGGCGATGGAATCCGGGCGCACTTCTCCGGGTGTCTGTCTTGCTGATCTTGTCCGGGCGTGGTTGCAGAATTTCAAAGCGCACAAATTAAAGGCTATCACATGCGAATATTTGCACCTGTGAACGCGTAGAACGCCCACAGAGCCACGCAAACCATACAAAGCATATAAATACACTTATAGATATAATTAAGGCTATAATATGCCTATTGTTTGGAATTGTCAAGGTACGAAAAGAAGCCGGGAAAATCCCGGCTTTGAATTAGCATAATTGATCGCTTATTTCTTCTTCGCTCAACTCTTCGAGCGTATCGACATACAACGCCTTTTCGCAAGATTCAAGAAGCACCCAAGCGACAGCGCGACCATTTCGGGCGGTGTTAATACTTATAGTCCCGTCATCATACCAGCGCGCCATATCGGCGGAATTTTTCGCAATTTCTGAATATCCTAATTCTTCAAGTGCTTTTTTGATAGCTTCCATTTCTTTCTGTGTCAAATTTTCCATTTTGTATACCTCCATTTTGTTTTATTTTTTGCGTCCTCAAAATAAAGATATATGTTATTATCTGCAATAGCAGAAATTAAACATATTATACACCTTTTTATTATTATTTCAAGAACAAATGCAACCGCCCGGAATCGAACCGGGCGCAATGCTCCAAGGTTGTTAGATTAAATACAGCAAAAATCGCCTTGCCATCCGGTCAAAATGATTGTTTTTCCGTCTGATCTGCGATAAACAACCCCCACACCGTCCGCATACGTTGACCATACAAGCCAGCCCGGCGGCGTGATCGGTTCGCCTGTTTTGCCGTTGTACCATGCATAGCACGGAGAAATTCCGGCTTTCTCCTGCCTTTCTGCTTCGCGGAATGCGTCCGCTTCTGTAATTACTTTGTTTTCATTTTTCAGATGTAATACAAAAGTTCTTTCCATTTTCCATACCTCCATATTTTCAAAATATCCCGGATATCCGGGTAAAAGCAAGCCGGGGACTCGAACCCCGGAACTCTGCACCGTCTGCACTTGCCTATATAAGAACACCCAACCGCATACAATCGCGCTTTTTGTCACATACAATTTTCCATTTTTCAAAATCGCCATTGATATTTTGCGCGGTTCTTGTTTTCCACCATTCGCCGCGCGCCTTTATATATGCCGCTTTTGCTTCGTCTTTTTGCTTCTGCAATTTTTCCATAAATTCCATAATATCAACCATCCTTTCATCATGCGCCCTGTCTCATCGGTGCAGGTAGGGCAGTTCCTGCAGACGGCGGCAGCTTCCGCCGTTTCGACTTAATTTTTCATTGCGCAACCAGTCCAAGTTTTACAAATTGTACCGTTACAACTTATACCGCATTTTTTACAGCTATAACACATAGTATTTAAATCGTTATAATAAATGTTATATGCTTCTTGTCTTTCCGCCTGTCTAATTGCAAGAACGCGCTCAAATGCTCTTTTTACAGTCGGGAGAACAGCCGCGCCGCTTTTAATCGCCTTAGCAAGCACCGCCATTTCATCGGCTGTTTTATCGTAAATGTGTGAAATTATGTTATCAAATTCTTCTGCTGAAATATTAAGTTCTTTTAAATCCTGTTCGTACGTTCTCATGTTTACGCCTCCCTCTCAATTTCTACTTTATCAATTCTTCCGGCTTTCATTTCTTCGATGATCGCCGCCAGTTCGTCAAGAATGTTCCCTTCGTCTGGTGTAAATGTGTAATTGTCGTTATACTGTTTTCCACTGATCTTGATTGTGTATTTCATATTTTTTTCCTTTCTGGTCTGCCATCATCAGCACCGGGAGACCGTCCCGCGGTGGACGCTCCAAGATCGGAGCGTTTCGGCTAATCAATAAATTTTTCTAACTGTTCATCCGTCATTTTTTCAACTTCTTTTCTTGCTGTGATCGGTTCAATTCCTAATTCTCCGACCATGAAAGCAAATACCATATTTTCTAAAATAGATCTTTCCATGTCTTATGCCTCCTTTACTATGAAATCCTTTTCAGCTCTGCGCGCCTGCGCTGGTGTCATTGTTACGACTCCTATAATTGCCTGTGTTGTTTTGTCTGTGATCTTGTAATTTTTCATATTTGATTTCTTCCTTTCGTTTGGTGCTTGGTTTCTTAACTTGGTTATAGTATAACGCTATCGTTATATTATTACAAGATGGAATAATGCATAAATATATAACGCTATCATTATATATTCATTGTGCAATATGTATAAAGCTATCTTTATATGCTGTTTTCTTTCCATATTATATAGTGGCGTTATAATAACGATATCTTTATAAAAGCATTGACATATATATATAGTAGCGTTATAATAACGATATCATTATATAGGAAGGTGGCGTTATTATGGCAACAAAGGCGCAAGCAAAAGCAACCGCTAAATATGAAAAAAACGCATATTTCAAGGCTCTTGTAAGATTCAAAAAAGAAGACGAAGAGCGGATCAGAGCGGCAGCAGGAGAAAGCCTGAACGGATTTATAGTTAAATGTGTGCTTGACCACTTAGAAGATCAGCAAAAAATCACAGAAGATCAAGCGGATCAAGGCGATCCGGGGAAATGTCCGTTTATGGATTAAAAAAGATGGAAAAACTATTGACATAATATAACGATGTTACAATTCGCATATATACGTTACAAGATCGCTGGCGGTCAGTTATATACCGTACTGTATTATGCCGATGCAACGGCGATTATATAAAAGCCGTGAAAACGGATCAGGCGGCGCGAATATTTATAGTATATCTTCTAATATTATTTATATGTCAATGATTAAATTATAATATATTATATTGACACTATGCATTATATAGCGCTATAATATACATGTTTTATATTAAAGGGTTATAGTTCCCTTTTATATTCTTGGTATGTTACAACGACAGGAAAGCGGCTTTCATAGTCGCTTTTTTGTTGTATGCCTGATAGGTATATAAAATCCATATATACAAGATATAGAGCCTATACACCCATAGATTATTGACATATTCAAGATATAGTGGTATAGTATAGCCAATTTATAAAGCTTGTATATAGTTGTTATATGCAGATGCGCCCGGAGCAGATAACAAACAAGCCAAGGCAAGAGGGCGCTATATATGAACTTTCGCCGGTTAGATCAGTCTAGCCGGCTTTTTTATTTGCCAAAGATCAGGAAGGAATGCGCGAACATGGAACAGGTCGAACAGGTACAGGGCATAGAAACCTTTGAAAATGATATAGCTATGTATTTGCGTATATTTTGCGAAGAACAAGAGATTGAGGACATGCGCGCCGCTTCTCAGTCTGTATATAACGCATGCCTTAGATATATCCAACGCCATGTATTTAGAGACAAGGATATATTAAGAGATAAAAGCAATATATATAATATAAATAATAATATTATGAGTAATTATAATAGATATAACTATGATCTATTAAATGATATATGTGATTATTATATATATATGTCTATGTTATATGATAAAGAAGTATCTATTATGGGTTTTTGTAATTTGACAGGAATAGACAAAGATACTATTACAACATGGAGTAAACCGGACAGATTAAGCACTTCGAGCATGAGCATATACAAAAAACTTTGCGAAAATCGCGAAGAGTCACTATCCAATAAGCTTGTAACCGGCAACAAGAATCCAGTTGGCGTAATAGCTGTACTCAATAGGCAATTCGGCTGGGCTTCTCCATATACGAGCGATGCCAACCGGCAACAGCAACCGCTTACAGCTGCACAGCTTCCAAGATTAGACACACAACCACAGGATATAGCACAGATAGAGCCAAAACCACAAGATATAGTTGTTGATAGTGTAAAAACAGAGTGTACTTAGTTTTTACAATCGGATTTCCTGTTTTATTTGTGCAATTTGACGATAGAAAAACGGCAGTAGATCAGCTCCATAATAGGGGGGTGGGGGTTAGACAGGACCAGGAAAACGCCCCTACTAAGCACCCCAAACATTTTTCAAAGCAAAAAGCCCTATTATATATAATATAAATATATAGAACCATTACACATACACATATAATAAATAATTAAATTATATAAATGTAATGCATATATGATTGTTATATATAAGGGTTTTACAGATAACGGATATATAGTTATGTAAGGAGTGAATAACCATGAATGAAGGCTACGGAACAGCGTTTTGATTTCTAAAAATTTTTCAAAAAATAAAAAGGGTTGATTTAATGGGAGATTAAAGATGAAATTATTTTCAAAGCGAAAAAATAAAATCTATAAAATGAAAAAGTGGAAATATATACCGCCTGTACCGGTAGTTCCAGAAGGTTTTGCTCCGAAGCATGTTGATATTGAATCTATGGTAGATAACGTCAATCATCCGTCGCATTATGAGACAGGGAACTTTGAGTGCATTGACGTTATGATAGAAACGCAAGGCAAAGAAGCCGTGATGGACTTCTGCGTGTGCAATGCTTTTAAGTACATATACAGGCATAATAACAAAAATGGCGTTGAAGATATTAAAAAAGCAAAGTGGTATCTGGATAAATATATTGAATTGGCAGAAAAATAAAAAAGCCGCTGATTTGCGACTTAATTATCTTTGACATATGACGTTAGAATGTGTATCACGAGATTAGAAAGAGATCGACCTTGTTTTTTTGCAATCGCTTCCAGATCAACACGCAATTCACTTGGAACACGAACTGTTATTTGAGCATCGTTTTGCTTTTGCTTTTTAGCCATATATTACACCTCCATAAGCATAATATAACATAAACGGATAAATATTGCAATGCAAAGCAATAAAAAGCACTGCAAAGCATTGCAAAGCATTACATTTTATGGTATAATACCCATATCAATTAAAGATAAGGGGTGTGTATTTATGATTATAGGCTATGCGAGAGTGTCAACCAAGGAACAGAACCTTGCAAGACAGTTAGAAGCACTGAAAAATGCTGGATGTGAAAAGATTTACATGGATAAGTTATCCGGCAAGGACTTTGAAAGACCTGATTATCAGAAGATGATTTCCAACTTAACAAGCGATGATGTTCTCATTATTCTGTCTATCGACCGGCTCGGAAGAAACTATGACGAGATCATGGATGAATGGCGCAGAATCACTAAGACGATCAAAGCAAACATAAAGGTTCTTGATATGCCATTGCTTGACACGACTATCGGAAGAACCGGAGACTTGACAGATACATTTATCGCTGATCTGGTATTACAGATTCTTTCTTATGTTGCGAATCTCGAAAGAGAACATATCAGAGAGAGGCAGGCAGAAGGAATCGCTATTGCAAAGAAAGAAGGCAAATACAAGGGCGGCACAAAGAAAACTGTAGATAGTGAATTGCTTGACAGCAATTTGATTCTTTACCGTTCCGGTAAGATTACCAAGTCTGTATTTGCGAAGAATATCGGTGTATCACGACCGACTTTAGACAGGATTTTGTCAGAATACGCTGCATAAGCGTTTTTATGCTCTATCGCCAAAAGGTAAGGCACAGGACTTTGACTCCTGCATTTGTTGGTTCGAATCCAACTAGGGCAGTTTGGATTCTTAATGTTTTTCATTTTGGGATCCTCCTTTCGTAACCCACTAGCGGAATGCTGATTAAAGAGCCGTCACAAGGCTCGGTGGGTTTTGCCGGTTGAATATCGGCGTGTATAAACCCCTTTTATCCCATGGGGAACACACATTTCTCCTTTGCGCATTTTCCCTCCACAAGAAGGATGCGCACACGAAGTATAGATCAATGGCAGATCATACGGTTTTACACACCCCACGTTTTCCCGTAAATTCCGGTTCGATTCCGGGTGCTTCGTATTTCACAACCTGCATACCCAGGAATACGTTTTGACGCAACAAACTATTTTTTATCGGGTTGTGAATGTAATATCTTGTCTGATTCTATGTCACTGATTCGCGATAATTGACTAACGAACAGTCTTGGATTTTGCGTGGTGTTCACGCGTGCGCCACACAATTTCGACTTATTTGTGACTAGGATTTGTCACATCGACATGTAGTGTAATTGGCTAGCATAATTCGCATATTGCGATATAGGTGGAGTTCGAGTCTTCCGTGTCGATTCCCTTGCAAAGTGGCATTTTTTGTTTCTCCCAATGTTGCGGAATCCAACCATGCACATTTTCGGATGTGCATACCGTCACAGGCGGTATTTTGCCGATATGGGATAATGGTATTCCAGTAGCTTGCTAAGCTATCCAACAGAAATGTTGTTCGTGTTCGATTCACGATGTCGGCGTTTTCACATACAAGTGAAATGGAAATATAGTTGTTGGTTATCTGTATTATCCTAAAACCAACCTGTATGTGAGTTGATGCGTGGCGGAAGAGGTAGACGATAATCAGATATACAAGACTTCGCTCGGTGAGACTGCGTAACGATATATGCAAGCGAGATAGCGTGAAACATCCCCTTGATTGGTTGCGAAAGCAATGCTACCCATTATACCAATGGATGCGGAAAAGTTTGGAAGATGTTCCCATAGACTTGCACGAAGGGTAAAACGAGGCGTCGGTACACGCCTATTGTATATTATGTGTGGTGCAAATCCACACCGCATCAAGCGTCCGGTTCGCAACCGGATAAGCAGGCGTTTCAGTAATCCCTGCTGAAATAAAAAAATTCCGATGCATGGCATACCACACCGGTTACAATGTCTGCATCGGAAACCGCACATTGTAGCATATCTCAATGGCAGAGTGGCGAGCGCTCGGAAAACAACGATGAAAGCCGGATGGTGGTTCGAATCCACCTGCTACACTTTACAGCAAACTAGGTTAGCTACCGAAAAGCACTTCCGCTGTGCCTGTTTGCTGGATTTATTGTTTTAGCGGAATAATATCAAGCGGAGGTATTGATTATGGCAAAAGTAACAGTAAGAAAAGATAAAAATTTTACAGTTATAAGCAATGATATTTTTAAGGATACTAGATTATCTTTTAAGGCAAAGGGGCTTCTCACAACAATGCTGAGTTGCCCTAAAAATTGGAACTATACGATTGAGGGATTGTCTAAGCTCTCAACAGACGGAAAAGCAAGCATAAGAAGCGCACTGAATGAATTAGAAGAGTATGGTTATTTGGAAAGAAAACAGTTAAGGAACGAAAAAGGCGCGTTTACAGACACGGAATACATAGTGTATGAGCAACCGATGTCCGATTTTCGGAAAACGGATAAACCGACATCGGATAAACGCACACAATTAAATAATAATATATTAAATACTTATGAATTAAATAATAATTATGCTTTTTCTTTAAAAGAAAAAGGAACATTATGCTTTTCTCCCGAAAAGGCGGTCGGGAAAAGCAATGTTAAATATCGGATAGAGGATGTTCCGTATCTAGTCGGTCAATATGCAGAACCGAACACGCTAGGAAGCCGAATAATCGACCTTAGAAACATTATCCAATATTTTATTGGCAGATACGAAGAAGAATCGGATATAAGGCATATAGACGTATCAGAAAGTGCAATTAAGAGTATAGTCGATGCATATTTCCATCCGAACGGGAAAGTGGTTGATTGTGAAGCAGAAGATTATATGTGGATGATTGATGATTATTTCGCAACAGACTACAAGATGAATGGCAAGCGCGTGTCTAAGAGCTTGCAGCATTTCTTTTCAGGGAAGATCAGGGAGAATATTTACATGAAGCGGATATAAGCTATAGAAAGTGGGTGACTATAAGTGATTGGTATTATAATAAATGTGGCAAAACTTGTAGCTTTAATAGTTTCGACAATTCTAAGTTGCTTAGAACTCTGGTTTTTCCTTACCGGGAATGAATCAGATGCCGTAACAATACGTGATGGATTGGCTGCTTGCATTTTTATTTTAATGATGATTTTAATGATTGTGAGTTGAATTTTTAAGGAGAGTGGAAGAAGTGGACGGAATTGAAATGATAGAGAACATTGCTAAAGACATCAGAGACAGAGAAGATAAAGATATGGCTATGGCATTTACAAATGTTATAGGTACGTTGCTGGTGGCTAACGGAGTTACAGTAAAAACTTCAAAATATGAACTTAGAAACGATTTTCAACAGGACAAGAACAAATACATGATTGAGAAAGAATATGGAATTACTATTGATAGTCTTGATTTTTCTGAGCATGATAGAGAACAGGAAGAAAAAATCAAAACATTAGAAAGAAAAATCGAGAATTGGAATTTTTATATCACTCAACTCAAACACGACTTAAAAGAACTGAAGAATAAATCTTCGGGCGCAAAAAAGATAAATCTTAATGACAGAATAAGAGTTAGGTTGACACCACTTGGAGTAAAAATATTTTATTCGCAGTTTGATGATCTTAATCTGTCTTTAGGAAGAGAGGTTTTAGAACCTCATATGCCAGAAATCAACAAAGATGGATATACGGAAATGCAATTATGGCATTTTATTCAACTTTATGGTCCATATATAGGCGTAGGGAGAGAAAATGTTATTGAACCGCTAGATATTATTTTTATAGAATAAGCGGACTCTTAGTTAAAAAATATGCTTTTGAAGGGGTAAATGCATTTGATTTATGCCCTAAGTGCAGGAAAGATTTTGAGAGGTTTATGAGGAATGAAAACACTAATTAAATTCATCAAAAATCTGAAATCATTTTATCAGTTCTACAAAGATTATGAGTATAACGGAGCTGAATGCGAGTTTATTATCGAGAATTATCAAAAAGTTTTATGTAGCCGAACAAAAACAATTAGTAAACCGACATATTATGCAGATGCTATTATTCATTATATTGACGAATGGTACGAAGATTCTTGGAAATCTATGTACAAATGCGATCCGATTGAGGTAGAAAAACCAAAAATTGTGATAAAATCTGATGGGAAATTTGCGAAGGTTTATATTGATGGTAAAAAGGTAAAATGCACCGATATGGAATTATACTTTAGCGGTCATGCAAAACAAAACCCAATGATTACTGTTGATGCTCAATGGCATAAAACGGATGAAAACGGAAATGTGATTCTGAATGACGATAAGAAGGAAGTGTTGACAGAGGGAATTAAGATAAATTGTTGAAACTAAATTCATTGGTGGATTGTTCAAGGAGGTTATGGGAACAATGTTGGAAAACCCGATTTCAATGGCTGGCAGGGAAACCAAAATTGATTGGATTGAGGAGGAATAAAAGAAAAAATGAACAAGCCTAAATTTCTTTTTGGGGATATTGTTGTTGTAAATAAGTCAGACATAGGAGTTATCTGCAAAACATGGGAGAAGTCGAATGGTAAATATGAATACGAAGTTTATGTAAGACTTGCAAACAATATAATTACATTTGCGGAAGAAGATATTGAAAGGTATAGAGTGAGGCATAAATATCTTAGCGAAGAGGAAATGGAATGGCAGTGGAATTAAATTGCTGATTATCAGCGGAAAGGAATATATTATGGCTGATTTGAAAATATTTACAGAAAATATAGAACATGAAGCATTAAATCAGATATATACGCTTGTAAAACAGCCAGCATTTTCGGATTGTAAGATAAGAATTATGCCAGATGTTCATGCTGGAGCCGGGTGCGTTATCGGGTTTACTGCTGATTTAGGAGAAAAAGTAATACCGAACATTGTTGGAGTTGACATAGGTTGTGGGATGCTTACTACAAACTTGGGGAATATTGATATTGATTTTGAGAGATTAGATAACATCATTAGAGAATATGTTCCAAGTGGTAGAAAAGTTCACGAAGAAGAAAACTCATCTGTTGCAAGTGATATTATTGAAAAATTGCATTGCAAGGAACAGTTGAAAAATATAAATTGGCTGAAAAGAAGCTGTGGCACATTGGGCGGAGGTAATCATTTTATCGAAGTTGATAACGATAGCAAGAATAATAAATATCTTATTATTCATTCTGGAAGTAGAAATATCGGAAAGCAAGTTGCAGAAATATATCAGCAAATGGCGATTGACGATATTTTGGGAAAATCAAACTTTAAACAAGATAGCGAGAAATTGATTGCTGAATACAAAAAATGTAAAAGAGAAAAAGAGATCAGCAAGGCTATCAAAGAATTAAAACAGTCCTACGAAACAAATACAACTAAAATTCCTAGAGAACTATCATATCTTGTTGGTAAACACAGAGAAATGTATTTACACGATATGAAATTATGTCAAGAGTTTGCGGAAATTAACAGAAGAGCCATTCAGAGCATTATTTGTTACTATATGGGCTGGAAAGTTACAAAAGAAACGGAACAATTTCAAACAATTCACAACTACATTGAACATGATACAAATATTGTTCGAAAAGGTGCTATTTCTGCAAAACTAGGAGAAAAAGTGCTAATACCAATAAATATGCGTGATGGTTGCATTTTAGGAATTGGCAAAGGAAATGAAGATTGGAATTATTCCGCACCGCACGGAGCAGGAAGAATAATGAGCCGATCTAAAGCAAAAGAAACTGTTTCATTAGATGACTATAAAAAATCAATGAATGGAATATTTACAACATCTGTAAATACATCTACGATTGATGAAAGCCCTATGGCATATAAAACAATGGATGAAATAATTGGAAATATAAAAGATACTGTTGAAATAGTTGACATTATAAAACCAATTTACAATTTCAAAGCAAGCGAATAAATACAATTACCGGTAATCAAAAGTGATTATTGCTAACCTAGAAAAATTATAGGCAGAGGTCTGTATAAGCACCTTTGCTAGAAAGCGAGGTGCTTTTCTTTTGGCATCTGATTATCTGATTAAGACAATCCAAGGATATGACAATTACATAGAGCAAAAAGGCATAGATGAATCCGTAATGAATGCATATATAGAAGCCTGTAAGGTGGCTATAAACGGGGAAAAGGATATTCCGTATGGGTTGCAACTTACAAAGCGTTCTAAAGGCATTATAGAGCAATTCTGCATGAAACAGACAGGCGGAACTATATGGGATTTAGAGAAATATGCGCAAGACCATAATGCACCATATGACCTGATAGACAAATATTACGAAATTCTAAAATTGGAAAGCTATTACAATTTCGAGAGTTTTATGTATTACATGGAGCGTAAACGTAATTGGAGTAAGCGATTCTATTATCCAAGAAGAAAAACTTTGAAGGTTGTTATAAATGACCTTGAAGATTTGGAAAACAGAAAAATTAAATTTTACGGCTTGTCAATGCCATCTCGTGTCGGAAAATCAACAATATGCATATTTTTCCTTGCCTGGGTTGCAATGCGTAGACCAAATAGCCACTCTGCAATGGGCGGACACTCTGGAATCCTTGCAAAAGGATTTTATAAGGAACTTATGAATTTGTTTTCGACAGAAGAATATGCATTTGATGAATTATTTTTCTTTTGGAATCCAGAATATGCAAATAAATCTCTTGTAACAGACAAAAGCGCGGATGAATTTACAATTACTTTGGGTGATCCAGATAGATTCGCAACAGTTACTTGCCGAGGTATTGATGGAACATGGACCGGTGCGGTTGATGTATCAAAAGACGGATATTTATATGTGGACGACTTGGTAAGAGATCGTGAGCATTCTCTTAGTCCTACTCGAATGGAAAACACGTATCAAGAATATCTGAATAAGATGGTTGACCGTAAAAACGATGGGGCAAGGGAATTGATGGTCGGTACATTATGGAACGTCCTTGATCCGTTGGAACGATTGCGAAAATCTTATGACGGAAATCCGGAGTACAGATTTAGAAGAATACCGGCACTTGATGAAAACGACGAAAGTAATTTTGATTATGAAATAAATGGTTTTTCTACGGCATATTACAGAGATATGAGGGAGAAACTCGATAAGGCTGAATGGGAAGCTAAATTTATGCAACGACCATTTGTGCGTGAGGGCTTGCTTTTCCCTACGGACGAATTAAGATATTTCAACGGAATATTGCCGGATGGAGATTTTCGCCGTATTGGAGTTGTGGATGTTGCATGGGGCGGCGGAGATAGCTTATCAATGCCGATTGGCGCAGAGTATGATAACGGAGATGTATATATCTATGATTGGGTATTTAATAAAGGCGCAAAAGAGGTCACATTGCCTTTAGTGGTAGGAAGAATTATAGGAAACGAAATAAGGCAAACGCGATTTGAGGGAAACACGGGTGGAGAATTATACTGCCAATATGTTGATGAACGGTTACAGGATCAGAAATATAAATGTTCGTGTACAAGTAGAAAAGCACCGAATAAAGTTGAAAAGCTATCAAAAATCATAGCATATTCTGGTGACATAAAACGAAAATTTATTTTCCTTGAATCAAAAAAAGTCACACAGGAACAATTACAAAAAGATGCAGAATTAGGGATTGTCCGATATCGAAGAAACGACGAATATCAAGCGGCTATGGATGAATTGACTATGTTTGTATCAATCGGAGAGAACAAAAACGACGATGCTGCCGATGGACTTACACAGCTTGAAATGTTTATAGAAAATCCCAATAATCTTGCAACGGCAACAGCAACGGCAAATCCGTTTAGAACAGGAGGCTATTAAATGACAACGACAAAATATTTATCACAGATCAAAGAATTTGACATTAAGATTGACAGAAAAATTGCAGAAAAAAATAGGCTACGTGAAATTGCGACATCTACAGGTGGTACCGGTGATGGCGAGCGAGTGCAAACTTCTATTAAGCGTGACAAGTTGGGAGATACAGTTGCAAAGATTATTGACACGGAAAAAGAAATCGACCATTTGATTGATATTTACGTGGCAAAGAAGCAAGAAATTATTAAGCAGATCGACCAGATGGAAGATATGGAACAGTATGAGATACTACATTTATACTTTGTTGACGGATATAATATCAAAGAATGTGCAAAATTTAAGGATTGTAGCACACGAAAAGTTGACTTGCTCAAATCAAAGGCGATGAAAACATTCGAGAAAATGTTTGGAAAACTGTACTATGCGTAAGTTTTCGTACATTTGCGTTATTTTGCGTATGTTTGCATATTGTTTCGCTACAGAACATATAGTATAGTTAAAATGCAAATGTTGTCTAAAGACATTTCAATTTCTTTCACAGAAAAATCCTTGGAAAAGCATCGTGGAGCTATCACGGTGCTTTTTTAATGCAATTTTTTAGGAGCATAGATGAAAAGTAAAACAATTTACTGTCCGAGGTGCAAACGTAAAGTAGGCATCTATGATGGACGGTCAACATTCACAATGACATATAGTTGCCGGAAATGCGGTAAAAGAGTTTTGTTCAATCCGGCAGACAACGAGATAAAGATAAAAGACAGACCGCAGAGAGAAGTATCAAGCGGAGTAACGATTATTTAGGTATAGAAGAATGAATAACAGAATGTATCTCCAAGACCTTGTTCAAGGTCGATATGGAAGAAAAATTGCATATACAAGCGTAGATAAGATAACCGCAGATAATGTTGTAAAAGTCATTGGAGAATGCATTGGAACATTTTACTACAACAAATCTGTTATTCGATATCTTTGGAATTATTACAAGGGAGATCAACCGATTCTGTATAGACAAAAGCTAACAAATGAAGATATCACAAACAGAATCGTAGAAAATCATGCCTACGAAATTGTTCAGTTCAAAGTGGGACAGACATACGGCGAGCCGATTCAATTCATTAGCCGAAAGGATGATGAGGCAATCAACAAGGCTGTGGATATGCTCAATGATTTTATGGCGGATGCCAATAAGCAGGAGAAAGACATTAAAGCTGGAGAGTGGCAATCCGCAACAGGAACATCATTTAAGGCGGCAAGACCTAAAGCAAATTCAGATGTTCCATTTTTAATTGTGGCACCAACACCGATGAATACTTTCACAATCTATAACGACAGCACAGAAGAACCGATGCTTTCCGTTCAGGAGTTGAAAGACGAAAACGGAAATTGGTATAAATTAGCATTTTCCGATACGACATCTTATAAGATTCAAGATGGGAAATTGATTGAGAGCAAACTTCACACATATGGCGGAATACCGATTGTTGAGTTTCCTAACAATCACGAAAGAATTTCCGATATCGAACTTGTTATTGGTATGCTTGATGCGATCAATAATATGCAGTCAAACAGAATGGATGGCGTTGAACAATTTGTGCAGTATTGGATAAAATTCGTGAATTGCCAAATCGACGAGACAGAGTTCGAGAAAATGAAGAAAAGCCATGCTTTGACAGTAAAGTCAAACAATGGAGATAATAAATCCGACGTCGATATTATGACACAGGAATTGAACCAAACACAATGCCAAGTTGCAAAAGATGATATATGGGATAATACACTATCTATTTTGGCAATACCAAACAAACAAGGGAATACCGGCGGAGATACACAAGGAGCCGTAGAACTTCGTAATGGCTGGGACTTCTCTAAGACAAGAGCAAAACTGAAAGACCCTATTGTTAAATCGGCAGAAAAACGGCTTGCAAATGTCGTGTTAAATATCCTTAGAGTAAATGATAACGATCTAAAGTTGTCAATAAGAGATTTTGACGTGCAGATCAATCATAGTCCACAGGATAATATGTACACCAAGGCGCAAACGCTTACAGTATTGCTTCAAGCCGGAATACATCCGCTCATTGCGATAGCAACAGTTGGATTGTGGGGAGACGCGGAAAAGACATTTAACTTGTCGAAACCGTATCTCGAAAATCTGTATAAGACTATTGATGATGCAGAAGCACAAAAAGCAAAAGCACAAGAAATAGTAGATCAAATGAATAAGAAAGATAAAGCAATTACTGAATAATTGGTAGTTGCTTTTATTTTTATAAATTTTGCACCTATGCGGTAAATAGGAGAAACTCGGCAGGAGCGACCTGCGGTATCAAAAGCGTGAGTTTACGGAGGTAATTATGACAAGAGATGACGTATTGAAACTATTTCCGGATGCGACGGATGATCAGATCACTAATCTGTTAAATCAGAACAATTCAGAAGTTGCGACGGAGAAGAACAAGGCAAAGCAGTACAGGGGAAAGGCTGGTACAGCGGACGAGTTACAGAAGAAACTGGATGAATTGGAAGCCGGGCAGTTGACAGAGGTTGAGAAGGCAAACAAAGCCTTGGATGCGGCAAATGAACAGATCGCTAAGTTACAGAAAGACAATGCAATTAGAGATCAGAGAGAAGCCGCTATGACTAACTTCAAGATTACGGCTGAGCAGGCAAAGACAGTAGTCAAGGACGATGGAAGCCTTGATTATGAATCTCTTGGAAAGATTATGTCCGACAAAGAAACAGCTGCTGCACAAGCAAAGGAACAGGAGATTGCCAAGAATCAAGATGTTCCGGGCGGTGGAAGCAATAAAGACGGTGCAGATAATAAGACAAATGCTGAAAAGATAGCAGAAAGCCTTATATCTAATGCACCTAAAAACAATGACGTTTTATCACATTACATTCAGCAATAACAGGAGGTAAGAAATGGCAAAGGAAATGAATATGCAGTATGAAAAGACTTCATACGCAGGAGATGTTCAGATTTTAAAGAGAGAGCCTAACGAAGCAATCCCATTAACACTTGATTTTGACGGCGTAACAACTAAAAACGCACAGGGCAAGAAGATTGTCAAAGCAGGTACTCCAATCGGAGCAAATGGCAAGGCTGACAATACAGCTACAGTAGTGGGTATCTTAAGGTTTGATGTAACAGAGGACAGACCACAGGGCGTACTGCTTAAGAAAGCATACCTTAACACAAAGGTGGCAGAAGCACACTCTGGTGTTACATATGACGCAGCAGTTAAGACAGCTCTCCCAATGATTGTATTTGAATAATAGAAGGAGGTAAACAGATGTTAATTAACGAAGTATTAGATAGCAAGTCTATTGCATTATCAGCAACAGAAAACGCTAGTAATCAGATTCCATATCTTGGACTTCAATGGTTTCCAGAAAGAAAAAAACAGGGGCTTGATTTAGGCTGGATTAAGACACATAAAGGACTTCCAGTTTCTCTTGCACCATCTAACTTTGATACAATTCCAACTCTTAGAGCCAGAGAGGGACTAAGCAAGGAAAAAACACAGATGGCATTTTTCCGTGAGGGAATGACAGTGGGCGAAGAAGAAATGCTTGAAATTGAGCGTATTCAATCAGCAGATGACCCTTACCTTGCGAGTGCTTTATCAAGCGTATATGACGATACTAACAATCTTGTAAGCGGTGCGGAAGTTGTTCCAGAACGCATGAGAATGTCACTTCTTGCTACAAATGCAGGGCATCCAGTAATCGGCATTATAAGTGATGGTGTTCAGTATGCTTACGATTATGACAAGGATGGCTCATACGCAAAAGACCATTACGCAAAATTATCCGGCACAAGTATGTGGAGCGATACAGCTAATTCAAAGCCACTTACAGACCTTAACAACGCAAGAAAGAAGTTACAGAAGCAGGGCAAGATTGCTAGATACGCACTTATGAACAGTAACACATTTCAATATCTGCTTGACAATGCACAGATAAGAAACTCAATTCTTGCACAGAACCTTACAGCAACTATTGAGGTTGATGATGATACTGTTGTTTCAGTGGTACAAAAGAGAACAAAACTCACTATTGTGCTTTACGATAAGATGTACATTGATGATGATGGCAAGGAACAATACTTCTACCCGGACAACAAGGTTACACTTCTTCCAGAGGGCAGTCTTGGCAGTACTTGGTTTGGAACCACACCGGAAGAAAGAACCGCTAGACAGGTTGCGGATGTCGATGTTATGCAGTATGGAACAGGTATTACTGTTGCAACAAAGGTTGAGTATGGACCACCAATGAAGATGTCTACGTTTGCATCAGAGGTTGTCCTTCCATCTTACGAAAATATGGACAGCACTTTCGTTTACGAGGTTCATTCGGAAGAGTAGGAGGGCGCCATGAAGTATCCGTATATTGTTATTAAGGATGGCGTTTGGTATAAGGCTGGTGACGAGGTGCCGGAAGATAGCAAAAATCCGGCACCTTCTAATTATATGGCGCTACCAACGTCAAATTACACAAAAACAGAGATTAACCGTATGTCTACCGCCGACCTACAAGACTTGGCTAAGATGTACGGAATTGACAACGCGGAAGAAATTAACGGTTCAGAATTAAAAAAGATTCTGATTACAAAATTCGGATTGTAGGAGATAAAAATGACAACATTGGAACAAGTCAAAATCAGATTGAAACAATTTCATATGGAGAAGGTTGACGGAAAAGATGTTGTTGTGTTTGATAAAATCGAAAACAATCCGCTTATTGAACAACTAATTGAGCAAGCAAAAAAAGATGTTATTGCAAAGCGGTGTTACCCTGATTCTTACACGCAGGAAATGATTGAAGAAGATATGAACTCTTTTGAGGGTGTCATAGTAAACCTTGTTGTGTACGACTATTCACAAGCTGGCGAGAACTATATGACGAGCTATTCAGAAAATGGATTATCGCGCCATTGGAGAGATAGAGACAGCTTGTTTGTTGGTGTATATCCGTTTGTAAAGGCATTATAAAAGAAGATTGTGCGTTATCGTGTTTGAGGTTCGGATGCGGTAGCAGGCGGTGTGCATCAAGGGTGGTGGGCGGCACACCAACTAAAAGAAAAATAGGAGCTACAGAATGAAAGAGTTTTTGTTACAGACATATACAGTTGTTCTTCCGATAATGCTCGGATATATTGTCTGGCTTCTAAAGCAACAAAAGAAAGATAAGGATGCAAACAGCAAAGGAACAATGTTACTTTTGCGTGTGCAGCTTATAGAGTACCACGATAAATACGTTTCGCTGGGAGAGATACCATCTTACGCATATCAGAATTTCTCTGAAATGTACGACGCTTATCACGCTCTTGGCGGAAACGGAATGATAACAAAAATGTATGAGGAAATTAAGCAAATACACTTAAAGAACGGAGGTAAAGAATAATGCAGGAATTATTAAGCAACGCAACTATTTTACTTGCTGTGGTTGGAGGTTTGGCATTTATTGTGTCTGTAATTACACAGGTAATTAAGGGCATTTTCAAGAATGTTCCGACGGACTTGGTTGTATTTGTGCTTTCAATCGCTCTTACTGTAACAGCGTTCATCGCTTATATGCAGTATATCAAAGCTGAAATGCTATGGTATATGATCGTTGCATCCGTTATTGCTGGATTCATTGTGGCGTTTGTCGCTATGTTTGGATGGGAAAAGCTATCTGAATTGTGGAAGCGGTTTGGTAAGGATGTGAAGTAAATGTCGTTGGAAATCAACAAGCAGAAGATGAAGTATTCACTTAGCCTTGGATTGCAACCGCAGTACAGACGTGACGATGATGGGAATATCATATATACCGGCTATACGGACGATGATGGCACATTTATTCCATATTTGGATGAAGATGGCAATAAGATACCAGAAGTAACAGGAGAACCGATTGAAGCATATACGGAGCCTGTTATTTTTTATTCATCCATAAGTAACAAGCTAAGCGAAGCAACAGCTAAAGAGTTTGGAATAGATGATTCAACCAATTATGCACAACTTGTTACAGACAAAAACGCATTTCCGCTTGTGGAAGGTGCGCTGATATGGAAGCGTTCGGAAGTTGGATATAAGGACAACAACAAGACAATCATTGATTCAACGTCGGCAGATTACATCGTCAAGGGCGTAGCGGATGAAGGATTGACGGTTGACCTTTATCTGTTGCGTAAGAACGTAAAAAACGCAGAGTAGGTGATGGCATGGCAAGAAAAAAGACAATCAGTATGAATTGTCTGTCTCAATCTAGCATACAGAACGCGATAAAACAGCTTAGAGCGTATCAAGATAGTTTGACGTATAAATGTCAGATGGTGGCTCAAAAGTTGGCTGAAAAAGGCGTAGAGATTGCGAGAGTACAGATTGCAGACCTTGATGCGATATTTAATCAAGATTTGATTAAAAGCATTCACTCTGAATATGTTGGAAGTGTCAAGGGTGGCGGTGTATGGGCGGTTGTGGCTGGTACGGATCATGCGTTGATGGTTGAGTTCGGAACCGGAATTGTTGGTCAAGAGCATCCTTATCCGGGAGAATTTCCGGACGGCGTAACGTGGGACTATGCAAGTGGTAAGACAATTAGACAGGCTACGCAAGACATATCTATAAATGGAGATACGTTTGTTAAGGCTGGGGAATATTATTGGACTTATATCGGCGATGATGGGAAACTGCATATCACAAAGGGTATGCCAAGCAGACCTTTTATGTATTACACATCGCTTCAACTTATGAAATTGGTTGAGAAAACTGTAAAAGAGGTATTCAAGAATGGTTGATAATACATGGGCGTACGAAAATGAAACAAAAGTTTTAGGTATTCTCAACTCATACGCTATCACGAATTTAAGAAAGAAATTTCCAAGTATGAAGTGGCAACAAGGTGTTACGATCACCAATCTCGAAAGCAGATTGTCAAAACCAACATTTCCGACTATATACGTTCACGAATTGCCAGGAACAGAGCAAGGTCGGACGCTAGACGGTCAAAATATCAATGGTGTTTTAACCACGTTTGAGGTTCAAACGTTCACGAACACATCACAGTATGATGCGAAGCTTATGCTTGCAATAGTCGCAGACGTATTTAAGACAATGAGGTTTGAAGTAACGTCAATGCCGGAATTTAAGTCTGACGGAACAGTATACAGAAGCGTTGCGAGATTTAGAAGAATACTCGGAGCAAATGATAGATTGATGGATAAATAATTTAAGAACCTGTTTTCGGGTTCTTTTTTTATGCATATTTTTAAGGAGGTAAAAGAAGATGGCAGCAGCAGGTATTTCAACACTTGAAATTACATTCGGCTATGGTACAGAAGCAACCGCCGGAACAAAACCAACATCCTTTAAGCAGTTGACACGTATCAACGCATTGGGTGGAATCACGATCGACCCGGAACAGATTGATGCATCTGCGTTGGAAGATACAACAACAAGATACGTTAAAGGACGTGCTGACACAGGTGGTTCATTCCCTGTAACAGTAAACTTTACGGCGGAGACAATCGCAGAATGGCAGGCTCTTATCACAGAGTACAAGGCATTGTCTGGTGGAAAGAGAATGTGGTTTGAGACGATCATTCCGGGAATTGAGAAGTCGTTCTTTGTTGTAGCACAGCCACCGGAGCAGATTCCACAGCCGGAAATCGGACAGAACGAATTGCTTACAATCGAGATGAATCTTACGATTGAAGAGTATAAGGGAATGGACGAATCCGTGGCATTTACACCGGGGGAATAGTTAGTCACTCGTTAGATTCTGATACCGCAGTGATGAGTGACGAAGAATCGAATGCGGTAAACAGCTATTCATCGTATGTTGATGAATAATTAAACATTGCACAGAAAGGGCGGACTTCGGTCTGCCCCTTTCCTATGTGAAAGACATAGGAGGAAAGGTAAAAGGTATTTAATTATGAAAACAATTACAGTTGATGGAAAAGAATATAAGTTAGAGTTTGGTTTCGATGCAGTAGAATTGGGTGACCTTGTGCAGAAAATGTTTGAGGTTAAATCCGGTCTTTATGTTGCACGGTCGGCACAGGCAGGAAACAATATTGCGGTGGCAATGCTTGATGGAACAAGTGAGATGCTTGCCACAATTCCTAAGATTTGCGTGCTTGCTATTTATGCAGGATGCTTGGAACATAACCCGGTTTCTATGGATGAAGCAAAAGCTCTGTTAAAGAAATATATGAAGCAGGAAAAGAAATCTTGCACGGACGTGTACAACGAAGTGTTGATGCCATGCATGGAGGATGATGGTTTTTTCGTGATGAGTGGAATCGAGAAAATGATCGAGACCATGAATCAGGCAATGGAGCAGGAAGAGAATGCGGAACAGACACAGAAGGTAGTGCCACAAGACCACAAGAAGAGTTCCAAAGCGTCCGCGAAGTAATATGGAAGGGTTTCTTTCCTTCGGCATATTCTATGGGAATTTCGTATGAAGAATTTAAGCATATGAATCCGCGTAAGCTGGAATATGTAAGAGACGGATATAAGCAAAAAATCAAACAGATAGATGCTCTTAATTGGATGAACGGTCAGTATACTATGTCCGCAGTTGCGGTTGCAATCGAAGCAAACTTCGCAAAAAATCCAAAAGGAAAATATATGAAAAAACCTGTTATCTTGGCTATGGAAACGCGAGAAGAAGATTTGCAAAAGCAACGTGAAGCATTTTTGGCTGGACTTCTTGCTATGCAGGCAAATTATGAATTAGAGCATCCAAAAAATAAGGACAATACAGACGGTACAACATAAGTTTGTGCCGTCTTTTTTACTATGTAATGGCAGAAAGTTGGTGGAATCGTGGCAACGGATATTGATAGCTTGCAAATTAAAATCGGGGCGGAAGCGCCAAAGGCGAATAACGAAATCGACAAACTCATAAATAAATTGGGTGTTCTGTCTAAATCTCTTGGTAGTGTAGACACAAAAGGCCTGCAAAAGCTGGCTAGTGGCGTAAATATTCTTAGTGGCGCAATGCAGAGTTTCCAAGGCGTGAAACTGTCCGATTTTACGAGAATTGCCAAAGGAATACAGAAGTTTGAAGCGGTGGATGGAACAAAGCTATCGCAGTTATCAAGCACGTTGACACCGCTTGCAAGTGGAATTGCAACGCTTAGCGGTTTAAATTTTGACAACAAAGGACTTGTAAATTTTATAAATTCGATTACAAGGCTGTCAAATTCAAATGTGAGCGGACTTAACTCTGTAAATTTCGCACAGTTAGGGGCGAACATAAATCAACTTACATCTGCACTAAGCAGTTCTAAAAGTGTTGCAAGTAACACAACTCAAGTTGTAAATGCAGTATCAAGATTGGCAAGCGCCGGAGCAAACGCACAGGAAACAAGCACAGCATTACCACTCTTAGGCGCAAACCTTAAAAGACTTATAAATTCGTTGTCAAAAGCTGGCGTTGTATCAGAGAATACAATACAGTTTGCATCGGCGTTAGGGCTTCTTGCATCTGCTGGAAACAGAACTGCACAAACAGCCGCAAATCTTGATGCACTTGCGGAAGCATTAAAGCGGTTTATGCAAACGATGTCAACCGCACCGACAGTTAATGCGAATATTATCCAAATGACACAGGCAATCGGACAGCTTGCGTCGAATGGAAATCGTGTCGGAAGTGTGACACGCGGACTTACGTCGTCTTTAAATAGTTGGGGAAATTCTGCAAAGAAAGCATCGAAGCATTCATTTAACCTTGCATCGGCAATCGGTAAAGTATATGCGACGTATTGGATGTTGTTCAGAGCGTTAGGGTTATTCCGTAAAGCAATAGATATAAGCGGTGCTTTGACAGAGGTTCAAAATGTCGTTGCACATTCTTTTGGACCATCTATGGATAAGGTCGAAGAGCAAGCTAAGAATGCAATTTATACGCTTGGAATGTCTGAATTGTCGTTCAAGAAATATGCATCAACATATCAATCAATGGGCCTTGCTATGGGTATCACCGCAAAGCAAGTCGGAGATGCAAATAACTTCCTTGCAAAGTCCACGGATGGTTATGTGCAAGCATCTGATGATATGGCAGATGTGTCTCTGAATCTGACTAAGTTGGCTGGAGATATTGCATCATTCTATGATAAGTCGCAAGCAGACGTTGCAGAAGATTTACAAGCGGTATATACCGGCATGGTTGTTCCGCTTCGTAAATATGGTCTTGATCTTACACAGGCTACGTTGAAACAATGGGCGATGAATAACGGATTGAATGCAAACATCGACAGCATGTCACAAGCAGAAAAGACAATGCTTCGCTATCAGTACGTTATGTCGCAAACCACAATGGCACAAGGCGATTTCGCAAGAACCGCTGATACATGGAACAACCAAGTGCGATTACTTGGTGAGAATTTCAAGCGACTTGGTGCTATTTGGGGTAATGCTGGCATCAACATGTTAAAGCCTTTGCTTCAAGCACTTAATAAAGGCTTGGATGCAGTTATCAATTTTTCGGAGAGTATCGTCAATGCTTTGGGTGCAATATTCGGATGGAAATTGGAAATTCAACGTGGAGCTCTTGCGGATGATTTTGAGAATGCGGCAACAGGCGCGGACGATCTTGCATCCGGAACAGGAAAAGCGGCTGATAACGCTAAGAAGTTAAAGCAACAGTTACAAGGCTTTGATGAACTGAATGTGTTAAATACGCCTAACGATAGTTCCGGCGGTAGTGGTGGCTCTGGTGGTAGTGGCGGTGCATCTTCCGGTGGTTCAAGTGGTGGAATGAAGTTTAATGTCACAGAGACAGAGGGACTTTACAAGAGTGCCATTTCTAACCTTAGAGGACTCGGAGAATACATCGGAATAAATCTGACGAAAGAACTTGAAAGCATTGATTGGGATAGTGCTTACAAGGGTGCGGAGAATTTCGGTAAAGGATTGGCGGACTTTTTAACAGGCCTTATATCTCCACAACTTTTCTATGCAACAGGAAAAACTATTGCAAATTCATTAAATACTGCAATTACTGCATCGCTTAGTTTTACAGACAACTTTGATTTTGACGATCTTGGGTTGTCTATTGCATCCGGAATAAACGGATTTTTCCAAAACTTTGATTTTAAGAAGTTTGCAAAATCTATCAATGGTTGGGTAGACGGAATCGAAGATACAGTATTCACAGCACTTAAAAATATATCTTGGTCGGATGTATTAAAGGGTGGTGTTGACTTCCTTACCGAATTAGACCTTGACACAGTTGTAATTGCCATCGGTGCTTTTAAATGGATGCATGGCGGTAAAGAGATTGCCACAGGCGTGTTAAAGAATTTGCTTGCAAAGGAAATATCAACAGGAATTGGCGATAAAACCATTCCTCTTAGCAAAGCAATTTCTATCTCAATTACAACAGCGGTAATTGGATTCAAGGTTGGAAATTGGTTATATGAAAATACATCGTTCAGTAAGTTTGCAGATGCGGTAGCAAAGTGGCTAGTTGATAAAGAGGGGAATATCAATATTCCTAAAGCAATAGGAATTACAATAGGCTCTTTGTCTCTTGCTATTGGAGCGGTCAAATTATTGGATGTTGCAATAAATGCAATTAAAGGAGCTATTACAGGTGGTGCGACAAGCGCGGCAGCAAGTGCGGCAGCTTCAACAAGCACAATAAGCGCAATCCAAGGTTCTATAAAGGGACTTTTAGGAACTGCGTGGACAGGAATGACGACAAACGTATCTGTTTTGTTTGGAGCCGGTACAGCTTACGAAATTGGAGCGGCTTTATGCACAACTTTACTTGCTGGAATAAGCGCGGCAATTATCGGATATAAAATTGGGCAAAAGATATACGAACAATTTCACAAGCAGATTGATTCTGCGGTAGAAAAAACAATAGATTACGTAAAAAATATAGGATCGTTAGACCCATCCGACCCAACAGACACAAACGACACAGATTACGTGTCTGTGTATAATCGAGCTTTGGAATTATTCAATAATCAAAGAACGGAAACAGCTCAAAAAAATGCTGCAGCTGTTGCGGATGCGTGGGAAACAAACATGAATCGCGGTATGAATAGTGTAGATGCATTTGCAAAAGCACTTGATACAGCAGAAAAATTGGGCGCAAAGATTCCACCTACAATGCGTAGAATCGGAGACGAGACAAAGAATACAAACACTGTAACAGGAAAAGCAGCGGACGAACTTTACCATTATGGCAATCAGTACAAAAAAACCGCAAAGCAGATGTCTAACTATGGCGACAAGTACAAGACGGGCGAGTACAAAAATACTGGAACTATAATTCGTGCATACGAGAATCTGACAAAAAGCTTAAATGACACGGATAACAAGACAAAAACTCACTTGTCTAATATGTCAAATTATGGCGACAAGTATAAACAGAATGTAGAGCAAAATAAAACGCCTGTTATTCGTGCATATCAAGAACTTACAGAACGTTTGAATAACACGAAAAACACAACAAGTTCTACGATGTCTCAAATGTCGCAGAACACGACAAGAAGCATGTCAAATATGTCGTCGTCGGTCGGAAATTATGCACTTGCAATGCATAATAATGTAATCGGAAAGTTTAACGCCATGAGTACCGGAGGAACAAGTGCTTCTAATACTTTGTCGGCATCTGTAATTGGTGCATTTTCCAGTATGTCGTCTGACGCAATCGCAAAAGCCGGTGGAATGTCAACATCTGTGATAAATGCAATTACAGGCATGAAAAATGGTTCTGGCACAACTCTTAATGGCATGGAAACCGATATGGCGCAGAAATTTGCTAAGATGAAAGTAGATTCATCAAACGGTGGAAAGAACGTGACTAACGCATTTGTTGGCGCTTTAGGAGGACTTCGTGGTGGAGCAAATAATCAATGGGGCGGTGTTGAATCCGATACAAGAAAACATACAAAGAATACGAGCGGAATAATTCAACGTGAGAATTGGAATCCGATCGGAGCGAACCTTGTCAACGGACTTAGAATCGGCTTAACAAACAAATGGAATAGCACAGGCCCAGCCGGACTTGTCGGCGGTATCGTGTCTCTTGCAAGAGGATTGACATCCGCATTAAAACGTGCGTTTGGTATTCATTCTCCGTCTCGATTATGGAATGAAGAAATCGGTCAATTCTTGCCACCCGGCATCGGATTGGGTATGGAAAGTGCCATGCCTAAGTTGTTAAGTGATGCAAGCGGAATGGCTACGGATTTGACATCTGCATTTAACACATCTTTGAAGTTTACGGACCCACTTCAAGACTTGGCTGATATGTCAGCGGACATTGCATCTTCAATCAATACAGATGTGTCTGCAAGCACTACTTCTGTAATTGATACAGGTAGAATGAGTACAGATATTGCAAGTGGCATCGTGGATGGAATGTCGATGTCACAGACAGACCAAAACCGGTTATTACGCGAACAGAATGAGTTATTAAGACAGCTTCTCGCAAAAGATACAGGAATATCGTCGAATGATATATTCGAGAGCGTGAAGCGGTCAAACAGACAAGCGTACAACCGGACAGGTACAAATCCATTGTTATATTAAGAATTTATAGGGTAGGCACGTAAATGTGTCTGCCCTTTTTATGTGAGGTGGTTAGATGGCATATAAAGGCTATTTAATTAAGATTGGCAATTACATATTTCCGCTTTCGATGATTAAGGCAGAAAGCTACAAGGCAACGAATTACGGACAAGACTTGGATTCAACACGTGATGTAAATGGAATTTTACATAGAACGGCTTTGGAAAATACTGCACCGAAAGTTGAATTTGAGACACGAAATATGCTTGATAATACGCAGGTGTCAAGCATTTTTGCGAATATTCAAGCCAACTATACAAATGCAGTTGAGAAAAAAGCAAGTGTTGAAGTATATGTGCCTGAATTAAATAAGTATGTGACAAGTGATATGTACATGGCTGATTTTGAACCGACTATGTACTTTGCTGATGAAAAGGAAATCAAGTATCTATCAACAAGAATGGCATGGATTTCTTATGGAGTAAAAACAGTATGATTAAGATTTCGGAAGATATTAAAAAATTATATATCAAAGATGGAACGCCAATCGAATTAGAAGTGAGATTCAAAGATAATGCATTTCCAACTATCAAGGGTTCGGATGTGCTATCGGAACAAATGACATTGCACGAATCAATTTGTGAAGAAGAACAGCTTAAATTTGGCGGTTGTAATGCATCTAGCTTTGAATTGACGGTATTCAATCTGAATAGTGGAATTAAAGGATATGAAATCGAGCCGGTACTTATCACCAAAAAAACAGAGATTCCGTTGGGCGTGTTCTACGTGGAAACGATTGAGAAATATGCTGGCAAAGACTATAAGAAACTGACCGCATACGATAAAATGCGGTATTTCGATGTTGATGTTAAAGATTGGTATGACAGCCTTACATTTCCTATCAGCGTTAAGAATTTTAGGGATAGCCTTTGCAATTATGTCGGAGTGGAGCAGAACGATGTCACGCTGATTGCAGATAATGTAATGCTTACCAAAGAGCTTGATTCGTCAAACGGAATCAACGGACTTTCTCTGATGAAACAGATATGTGAAATTAGCGGTGTGTTTGGTCGGATGGATAGATATGGCAAGCTTGATTATTTGTCACTTGAATCTTCTATGTTGTTGCCGGCTGATGATTTATTCCCGGCAAACGACTTATACCCATCTGCCGGAAGTGGAGATAGTGAAAATTCATTCAATATTTCTACGTCACTTATGTATGAGCATCCGCTTGTTGAGGACTTTTTCACATCAAATATCGACGGAGTAATAATCGTTGATTCAGAGGGCGCACAGGTATTGACAGAGTACAATCAAAATCCTTATTACGTGCAAGATAACTTCGTGATTATTGGGCAGACACACGAAACGATTACAGCACTTGCGAATGCTTTGTTGAGTAAGATTTCGTCTATATCTTACCGACCAATCAATTCGTCAAAGATAAAAGGTCAACCATACGTTGAATGTGGAGATTTTATAAGCGGAGAAGTCAATGGATATGGTTTTGAAGCATACGTTTTTCAACGTGATTTAACAGGAATTAAGGCGCTTCGAGATGCTTATATCTGTAAAGGTAAAGAAATGCTTGAAAACGATATGAACGGTGTGACCGCACAACTTCAACGTCTAAATAAGACAACAGAAAGAGTTAAAACATCCGTACAAGTCACAGAGAAGGGTTTGGAATCGGAAGTAAAAAGAGCAACGGACGCAGAAAGCGAACTGTCTACAAGAATTGAACAAACTGAACAGCAAATTGTCTTACGCGTGGATTCTGCAACAGGCAAAATTGTTCAAGTATCGCTTATCGGAGATACAGGAAGCGGAACAGAATTTAAGGTTGACGCAGATAATATAAATCTGTCTGCAAGTGATGTAATCAATCTTCTGTCCGGAGGAACAATCAATCTTACAGGTAAGAATATTGCAATAACTTCTGATAATTTCAGCGTTACAAAAGAAGGAAAAATGACTTGCAATGACGCAAACATCGAAGGCGACATCAATGCAAAAACATTTAAGAGTGAATTTTATTACAATGGACAAAAGTATTCAGAAATGAGATTGTCAGCAGAAGCATATGAAGACGATGTCGGTTATTTAATTATGCAGGAGTTAATATCTATTCTTGGAGCAAAATTAAGGCACACGATAATTACACCGACGAGCGTTGGAGTATATGAAGATGGATACCCAAAAACCGGAGATTATGCTAAAGTGGAAACGGCTGGTTTCTTTACGAGCGGAACTGCATATTTGGGATCTTCGCCGGTTATTGCCTCAGACAAAAGCATCAAGATAAATATTCAGTCACTAGACACAAAAAATTCTAGTGACTTTATTTATGCCTTGAATCCCGTTGAGTACAAGTATAAAGATGGCACATCCGATCGCTTGCATCATGGATTTATCGCACAGGAGCTTCACGATTCTATGCAGAGCGATTGGGGAGTTTACTGTGATGCAAATATTGACACAGGGGAAAATGGTGGTAAGGCAATTCGATATGAGGAATTGATTGCTGATCTTGTAGCAACAGTACAATCGCAGAACGAGAGAATTTCAGAGTTAGAGAAGAAGTTGGGAGGTAGATAGCAATGTCACAAGGATGGAGTAAGATATTCAATAGAATAAATTGGTTGAATCGACCAAGCACAAACACACCATTGAACGCAACAAACCTAAATGCTGGTGATAGTGCAATCGACAAGCTAGATGATAGAATAATAACGCTTGACACCGTTAAGGCAGATATGCAAGTCGTAAATGACATGGTTGCAGATGTGTCATTAAATAGTAATACAGGCGTTATTACTGTAACGTACAAGAACGGTTCACATGTAGATTATGATACAAACCTAGAAAAAATTGCTGTGAATTTTTCTTACGATTATGTAAATCAGAGACTTGTTCTTACGTTAACAGATGGCTCTAAACAATATGTAGATATGTCTGCGCTTATTACACAATACGAGTTCGAGGATTCTGCGACAATCGCAATTTCGATTAACGATAAAACAGGAGCCGTTTCTGCATTTATTAAGAATGGTTCTATTACTGATGCGATGCTTGAAACGGGTTATCTTGCTAAGATTACAGAACAAGCAGCCAAAGCGACAAACATGGCAAATTCGGCAACGACAAGTAGTAATTCTGCATACGACAATGCTAAGTTATCACAATCATACGCTATCGGCGGTTCAGGTGTTCGTGATGGCGAAGATACCGATAACTCTAAATATTACAGTGAACAGGCAAGCAAGAGTGCATCTGCATCTGCTAATTCGGCTAGTACTGCAAGCACTAAGGCGAGTGAAGCGGCTACAAGTGCATCATCAGCAAGTGCATCTGCAACCAAATCTGCAACGTCAGAGAGTAATGCAAGCAAGAGTGCATCGTCTGCAGCTGAAAGCATGTCAACAGCAGGCACAAAGGCAAGTGAAGCGGCATCAAGTGCGACATCGGCAGGCAATAGCGCTTCCACAGCCACATCTAAAGCGGCGGCGGCATCCACAAGTGCATCCAATGCCGCTACTTCCGAAGCCAACGCAAAGAAGTATTATGAACAGGCAAAAGCCATCTCTGAATCGTTCAGCGGAGCATTGCGACCAATGGGAACTGTAACGTTCGCAAATCTTCCGTCTGTATTATCTGCAAGTGCCGGAGATATGTATAACATCTCCGACGAGTTTGTAACAACATCTGATTTTGTTGAGGGAATTGGGCATACAGAGCCAGCCGGAAGCAATGTTTATAAGACAGAATCGGGTAAATGGGATGTCTTAGCCGGAAGTCCTGTAACAGGTGTAAAAGGAGAGAAAGATAAAGTTTTTGGGCGTGGAAATGTAAATATTACATGCGCAAGCATAGGAGCGTTACCTACAGATGGAGATAGCCAAGATAACACTGTCACATTCACATCTAATGATTCATTGACAGGAGATTCCACACCACCGGCACTTCTTACAAGCGGAGAGACACACGCTTCGATTCTTAGCAAAGTGTCTACTGTCTTCAAAAATGTAAGATGGTTGTTGTCTAAGATGGGAACAACAGATATATCAACGCTTGGAGACGGCACTGTGACAGGAGCGCTAAGTACCCTAAACTCGAATATAGGTGGAAAACAAAACATGTTGGATTCGCCTTTATTTTATCGAGGTATTATGAAAGGCGATATGAATTCATATAATACAAGATTACACAATGGATATTATTATATCGCAACTACTCCATCCAATGCCCCAACTTCAATTAATGTCTCTTATGCAATCGTGTTAGTGCTATTTGCTTATAACGATTTTGGCGTGCAGATTATTATTAAACCGAGCAATAATACTTTTTTGCTTAGGGAGCGAAGCGGAGCTACACCAAAATGGAGTGTATGGAAAAAAATAACAATGGCAAATATTTAGGCTCTATATACCAATAAGATTTTATTCGAGTTTAGAAATACTCACACAATTTAGTATACATATTTGAATACAATTCCTTTTTAAATTTTTAAGAAGGATTTATATAAATTTTTGACTTGTTATTTATGTAACAGGTCTTTTTGTCGTTGTTTTATTTTTTTATTTAAGGAGGAAAAATTATGAATATTATTGAAACAAACTTAAAATTCGGAACTTTATCAAAGAGATCAAGCACAAAGAGAATTATTCTTCATCATGCGGCGATGAATGGCTCTGTTGAAGCTGTTCACAACGTACACAAAGCTAAAGGATGGTCTGGAATCGGATATCACTTTTATGTTCGCAAGGATGGTTCAATTTATCGTGGGCGTCCTGAATACGCAATCGGCGCACACGCTTCCGGTTCTAACTACAATTCAATCGGAATTTGTGCAGAAGGAAACTTCGAGAATGAAACAATGTCGGATGCACAGAAAAATGCAATTAAGGAGCTTATCGCTTACTTAAAAAGCAAATATAAAATCACAACAGTTGTTAGACACAGAGATGTCGGTTCGACAGCGTGTCCGGGAAAGAATTATCCGTTTGACTATATTACAAATGGTTCTGTTTCTGCTGACGTCAGCAAGCCGGAAAATAATCCGGTTCCAAATGTGCCGGGAAAAGATGCGATCGTGCGTAACGGACAGACGCACGCTAATAATTTTGCAGGTGCTAACATTGTAGTCGACGGAATACGCGGAACAAACACAATTAAAGCCGGAATTAAGGTTTTGCAGACAGCAATCAATCTTGATTACAAGAAAGGAATTGCTGTTGATGGCATCTGGGGTAATGGTTCTAAGACAGCTCTTGGAAGTCATTATGTCAAGCGTGGAGAAAAACAGTATATGGTTACTGCTGTTCAAATTCTGTTGATGCTTAAAGGATATGATTGTCAGCTTGAATGTCCGGGAGTTTTCGGGGCAAATCTTGAAGCAGCTGTAAAACAGTATCAGAGAGACTATCAGCTTACGGTTGATGGAATTGTTGGATATAACACATTTATGTCTCTTATTCACTAAGTCAATAGATGTCGAACTTTGACGCACGATTTCGATAGAAATATCAAAGTTATAGTGCTATTATAAATATGTTCCCAATAGGAACACCAGAATCCCCCTCAATATTCTGGTCGGGGCGGTAGTTAAGTGCTATCGCCCTATATGTAAAAGCAAAGGCAGAGATAAAAACCTCTGCCTTATTTTTTATTTTATTACAATCTTATAAATTGACATTGACGGAATTGATATTGTAGCTCCAAGAGTGCTTTGATAACTAATTATTCCGCAAGATTCTCCGTAAAACTGTATTTTATCATCTTCAAGTAATCTTGAATCTAAAATTCTGTTATCGTAAATTCCATAAATTATGTCGTCATAATCTCCATCGACAGCAATTCTTAATTCTGTTGTTCCGTCGCCCTCGATAACCTGGGCTACTTCTCCACTAAATGTCAACAATTCCCCGTCATAGTCATTTGGATGTCTTGCAACTTCATCATAAGATACGTCCGACCTAAACATGCTGACATCTTCCATATTTGAATTTACAAACGTGTTCAGTTCGTCAGACAGTTCCCCGGCTTCTTCTGATTCTTCTAAATCTGTTTTTGGGTTTGTCAATTCTTCGATTTGAGCCTGCAATTCTTCGTTTTCTTCTTTTAATTTTTCATAATCGGTATCTAATTGAAGATTTTCGGAAAGCAAATTGTCATATTGTTTTTGAATGCTGTCACATGATGATTGTTTCTCGTCAATTTTGTCATTTAATTTTTGATTGCTAAGGAAAAGAATAGTTCCTAAAGCAATATTCCCGCAAGCCAAAACAATAATTAAAACTATTGCTATTGGATTCCTTTTCTTTTTGATTGGTTGTTGAAATTGTTGATAGTTCATGTTGTTATCCATAAAAATCCCTCCATGTATTTATTTCTTCACATTATAGCACTAATTTTACCGATTGTCGATAATGGACGATTATATTATAAGTTTGACGACAAAAACAGTCTGTTTTGTAAATAAAAGCGGTGGTATAATTGTCAAGAAAGGAGGCATTTCTATGGGGAGTAGCTACAAAGAAAAGGTTGTTGAAGAAATATCAAAATGTGAAAACGAAGTTTTCCTAAAATTTTTATATTCAATGATTCAATCGTTCAAAAAGAAATGGGGCATCTAGTGCCCCTCTTTCTCGTAAAGATAATCTATATTGTCATAAATCGTTTGCTTATGCTCTTTAGATAAAGTTATAAGTTTTTTTACGCTTTCCAACATATTCATATCAGAATAAATGTCGGCTATAATATCTGTATCTGCATTATTAAGATTATCTTCCCATCCCATGATGTAAGCAGGAGAAACATGAGTGATTTTTGCGATCTCCTCAATCTTATCGCTTGGGATATTCGTTACAATTCCATTTTCATATTTGAATAATGTCTGTTTGCTTACTCCGATCTTTATTGCGAGATCGGTTTGCGCTATTCCGTTTTTCTCCCTTGCCATTTTTATTCTTTCTCCTATTGTCATTTGTATATCCTCCTTCCTTTGTTTGTAATTCAATTATAACACAAAAAAGTTACAAGTCAAGAAAAAAATAACTTGACAAGTTACAAAAATGTTGTATAATGATAGTAACCTAAAAAGTTACCACGAAGGTTAGGAAGGAGACAATAAGACATGGTAAACGCAAAAAAACTTAGAGGAATCATAGCAGAAAACGGAAAGACGCAGGCAGATGTTGCGAATATGATTGGGATAACTCCAAAGACATTTTACAGCAGAATGCAGAAGGGCGTTTTTGGAAGCGACGAAATTCAGATTATGATAGACAGGCTGAACATTTCAAATCCGATGGATATTTTTTTTGCTAAAGAGTAACTTAAAAAGTTACAAGAAGGAGGCTATTTGGTGAGCAAGGTTAAAAATCGAGCAGTTGCATTTTTTAACAAGCATTTTGTGAAGTGGAAATTTCTTAACAGTATGTTTGCTGTTCCGTTTTGCAAGGATGGAAAGATGTATCTGCACATTTCACAAGTATGTGGAAATGGAACAAGAGTTGTAAAAAGAACGTTCCTCGTTGAGCATTTGGTTGATGATAACTTGGCGGTTACAGACCAAACGCTCGCAGAAGAAAAAAGAGTGTTCAAAAATCCTACATTACTTTAAGCCATGTAGTATATCCGCACTCTTTGCATTCTGGCAACATTTCGCCGCTATGCTTTATGGTGATAATTCCACTTTGGTTTTCTCCGCCACATTGCATACACACATACGTTCCTTTGCTGACAGTTTCGTATGTCGCAAATGTTTCAGAACAACTACTATCCATATTGCACCACCTTCCCTTGCTTGATAAGGGAATTATAACACAAGAAAGGAGAAACATGAACGAATTACAGATTTTTAATAATGAAGAATTTGGAGAAATCCGAACAGTAGTAGCGAATAATGAAACTATGTTTTGCTTGCCTGATGTGTGCAAGGCATTAGAACTTTCAAACAGCCGTGTTGTCTCTGCGAGATTAGATGATGACGAACGGTGTAAGTTAGACTTACCCCATCAAGGAGAAACATGGTTTATTACAGAAAGCGGTCTGTACGCAGTTATATTAAGAAGCGACAAACCAAACGCAAAGAAATTTCGCAAATGGGTAACATCAGAGGTTCTTCCGTCAATTCGTAAAAATGGAGGTTATATAGCCGGGCAAGAAACACTATCTGACGATGAATTGCTTTCAAAGGCGTTGCTTGTGGCACATAACAAGATCGCTGAAAGAGACAAGATTATCGAGCAGAAACAGGCAAGAATTGAACAGATGAAACCGAAAGCGATATTTGCAGATGCGGTGGCAACAAGCCGGACATCTATTCTTATCGGAGATTTGGCAAAACTGATTTGTCAGAATGGTTATCAGATCGGGCAGAAGCGGTTGTTTGAATGGTTGAGAAACAATGGGTATCTGTGTAAGAGCGGTTCATCACGAAACATGCCGATGCAGAGATATGTCGAACAGGGATTGTTCGAAGTGAAAGAAAGCAACGTGCAAAACCCGGATGGAAGTGTGAGAATTACACGCACAACTAAGGTTTCGGGCAAAGGGCAGCTGTACTTTGTGAATAAATTTTTAGGAAGGGAGATTGAAAATGGGAGAAACGATTAAAGGGTATAAGGGATTTAACAAAGATATGACGTGCAGCGGAAAACAATACAAGGAAAACACGACATACGAAGAAGATGGAACAGAGATTTGCGAAGCTGGAATGATGCATTTCTGCGAAAATCCGTATGATGTTCTTGATTATTATCCTCTTGTAAATGAGGATGGAGATATTTCCGATTTTGCCGAAGTTGAAGCCGTCGGAGAAGTAAAGAAAGATGGAAACAAGAGTGCAACGAACAAATTACACATTGGAGCGAAGTTAGGGCTTAAAGGATTTGTTAAAGCTTGCGTCGACTTTACAATCGAGAAAACAAGAATTGAAAATGCCGAAGAATGCACGGACTACGACAATGGAAAAAATTACGCAAAGATTGGAAGCTCCGGCGATTCCGCACAGATTGGAAGCTCCGGCGATTACGCACAGATTGGAAGCTCCGGCGATTACGCACAGATTGGAAGCTCCGGCTATTCCGCACAGATTGGAAGCTCCGGCGATTCCGCAAAGATTGGAAGCTCCGGCTATTCCGCACAGATTGGAAGCTCCGGCGATTACGCACAGATTGGAAGCTCCGGCGATTACGCACAGATTGGAAGCTCCGGCTATTCCGCACAGATT